AAGAACCGTCGAGAAGGTAAATTAGGAACTTTTGTAATGGTTCACGAGAACGGTATGCTCAACGAATATGCACAAAATTTTTAAGCTCCTCCTTTTGGAGCACTCGGAATTCATAGATGTGGCGGTCAAGGAGGGTTTGGTGTCCTTTGAGGAAATAGACAAGATGTCCGATGAGTTTGAGACATTCTCATACAGCATCGAGAAAGAGTGGCCACCTTCGAGAATCAAGGAGTTTATCGTCCAGCACCATAGAGACACCTACGCGAAGTGCGGAAAGATGATTGGCGATGTGGAGCTAGAAAACCGCGACGATAGAATCAAGGGGGTGTCATTTGCAGAAAGAAGGAAGCACACAGACAAGATGAAAAGACTTTACGATTACGCTTCTCATTCAGCCAAGAGGGGAATCGACGCTAAGGCATTGGTTTACGACGTGCGAATCATGGTTGAGCCAACCGACATGATTTTCATTGAGCGAAGCGGATTCAAGGAGTTCTTGAAACTCTTTTACGCATAACTTTTACTGTTAAAATAGTTGTTAATCTATGAACCCATCAGAGTATCTTAGACAAACGGCAGAGCTTATTACCTCGATTCAAACCCGCTTCCTAGAACTCGGCGCACGCCTATTCAAAATCCGTGAGGAGAAACTATGGGAAGGTTCTTTTGACAGCTATGTGGACTTCCTCGACTCCGCACGAATCAGTGAGAGCCAAGCCTCAATCTTCGCCAACATCCACAAGCACTACGTCCTTGATGGTGGTATAGATATGCAACGTCTTGCACAGATAGGTTACTCTAATTTGCACAAGGCTATTCCCCTCATTGAAAGGGAGGGTGTTGAGGTGGCTGTAGTTAAAGCACAGACGCTTACACGAGAAGAAATCAAAGACGAAGTACGAGAAGCGGAGCATGGAGTCCACGAACATACCCCAAAGGACGACAAACGATTCGCCTTCTGCCAGTGTGGAAAACTATTTCAGCATGAACAGCAATAAAATCATTTTAGACTTGTGTGGTGGAACTGGTGCGTGGGCTAGACCATACAAGGAGGCCGGATACGACGTAAGAACAGTAACCATTCCCGAACACAGTGTCCTTCATTGGAAGAACTTGGGAGATGGGCGCATTGTTTTTCCAAAATGTGTTTCAGATGGTCAGGACATGTACGTTGAAATGTCCCAAGTCCACGGGATACTTGCAGCCCCCCCGTGTACAATGTTCTCGATAGCTCGCAACGACAAGACGGCTCGTAATGCAAGAGATATGCGCTACGGTATGAAGATAGTTCAGGCTTGCCTCGATATAATCCACGAGTGTTTGTACGACCCGTTCCACGTTTCAAAGAACCCTGTGAAGTTCTGGGCTTTGGAGAACCCAGCGAGTGGGTATCTCAAAAGATTTCTCGGCAACCCGCCATTTGTCTTTGACCCTAGCGAATACGGCGACAATCATACAAAGAAAACAGCGTTGTGGGGTATGTTTAACGAACCAAAGAAGACAACGAAGGCAATCACCTTGAAAGGCGACGCAAATAACTATGTGAAAAGTGTCGAGAAGTATTTTGACCAGAAGAAGCACTTGATACCCGATGGATACCGCGCCAAGACTGGCCTATCTATGCGAACGGTTGTGAGAAGCATAACGCCACAAGGGTTCGCGCAAGCATTTTTCAAAGCAAACCAATGAAGAAGAAAAAACCATCTAAGAAGTCCCTCCTACGAGCTTGGGGACTACCAGAGTCTTTTCAATGGTCAAACCTCCGCTATAAGAATCCATACCAGAAAGGAATCTACTGGTACTACGTTAGCCTAGAGGTGCGAAAGCGCGATGTTGAGAAGTACGGCAAATGTATCGCCACAGGTCGGCCAATCACGATGGAGAACAGCGACGCAGGACATTTCTGCCCCGCAGCCAACTGCGGACGCGACCTACTCTTTGACTTGAAGAACATTCATGCCGAATCAAAGTTTTCAAATGCTTTCGATTCAGGCCACCTCATAGGCTACCGCAAAGGACTTGTGGAACGATACGGCGAAGCCCACGTCAAAGACCTTGAAGACCGCTATCTCTTTTACCGTAAAAGTAAAACGCCCCAAAAGGACTGGACGGCTTCGGAGTATGAATTACTTATAAAGAAACTACCCTCATTCCAACAAAGTAATCCACACCCCACTGTATAAAAACAAGTGGGTTTGTGGTATATTACAGCCATTAACTAACCTCTCTATATGGGTATCAAGAAAATCATCAAGAGACTCACGACGACTACTTACAAAGCACCAAAGCGTTTCCCCGCACGACCCCTCAAAAGAAGTCTTGGAAAGGTTCCGAAGGGCAAGCCATCAAACGGTATCGGCGTAGGCTACTAATCTATGGATAATAAATACACCAAGACCTGTATCTTGACAGGCGCATCGGGGTTCATTGGTAGCCACACGCTCGAATACTTTTTGAAGAGCACCGACTGGAACTTTATTTGCCCCGTATCTTTCGGACACAAGGGTACACCAGAGAGGATTACCGAGATTTTTGACAGGACACCAGAGTTCCGAGATAGGGTTCGCGTTATCGTCCACGACCTCACCGTTCCCTTTACTGAGCACACTCTTTCAACGCTCCCTCAAATCGACTACATCATCAACGTGGCATCAGATTCCCACGTCTACAGGTCTATCGAAGAACCAGCCCCATTCATACGAAACAACGTCAATTTGATGCTGACGATGTTGGAGTTGGCACGAATTGTGAAACCAAAGGTATTCTTCCAAGTATCAACTGACGAGGTATACGGCTCCGCACCAGTAGGAACGCTCTACAAGGAATGGGGAGTTATCTTGCCAAGTAACCCTTACGCCGCCTCAAAGGCCGCCCAAGAGGCACTTGCAATCTCATACTGGCGAACCTACAACGTGCCACTCGTCATCACGAATACAGTCAACAACTTTGGAGAGAACCAAGACTCCGAGAAGTACCTCTCGAAGCTCATTAAGCAGATTCACAACGAGGAGGTAGTAACCATCCACGGCAACGACCAGTTCATTGGTGGTCGGTTCTACATCTACGTTGACAACCACGCTGACGCAATCCTTCACATCATCAAGAATGTTCCGATTAAGACGTACAAGGATGAGCAAGACCGCCCACTCCGCTTTAACGTAACGTCCGAGGACGAGCTTGATAACCGTGAGGTAGCGTTCCTTGTTGCCGAACTTATGGGTAAGGAACTAAAGTACAAGCTCGTAGATTTCCACTCTGAACGCCCAGGCCATGACCGAAGATATGCCCTTGACGGCTCCGCACTCAAAGAAACAGGATGGGACATGCCATTTAAGTTCCGCGAGTCGCTCAAAAAGTACATTCAGTGGTCAATAGACAACACACAATGGATAGTATAAAAAAGGTAGCCTGTGTCCTCCCAACCATTAGGCTAGAGTCAATTCCAGCCTTTTTGGAGGCGTGGCAACCTCTATTCGACAAACACAATGTTGAGTTCGTCTTGGTTGTAGACGGTGCAGACCAACACATCGAGCACAACGGCCAGCGAGTAGACCTCAAAAACGACCTCATTCCTAGCTTCTGTGCAGGAAGTAGACAGCTTGGCTTCCTCTACATAGCCCAGAGCCTCCAAGATGTGGAGTACATCTTCACTACCGACGACGACTGTTTCCCTGTTGGCGACCCAATTCAAGACCACATCAACCAACTCAACAGGAGAGTTCCTATCTCGTGGCTGTCAACGGCCACAAACGCTTACATGCGGGGGTTTGCTTACAACGTTCGTGAAGAAGCTCCTGTGCAATTCTCCCACGGAGTGTGGGAGGGAGTGCCAGATTATGACGCCCCCACCCAACTGCTGACACCAAAGGATTTCAAACCAGACTATTACAAAGGTGTAATCCCGAAAGGAATATATGCTCCTATATGTGGCATGAATTGTTGTTTCAGACGTGAGGCGTTGCCATACGTTTACTTCGCGCCAGTTGGGCAGTTTAGGGGCGCGGAACGATTTGATGACATTTTCTTCGGGATTTTACTGGTGAAAAAGTTTGCAGAGTTGAATTGGGCTATCGTGTCTGGGTATGCCAGAGTCAATCATTTGCGCGCCTCAAATGTTTTTAAAAGCCTAGAGCTTGAGGCCGTTGGGATTAGGCACAACGAAGAATTTTGGAAAGACCCCGAAGGATATGACGGGCATCCATTCTTTAATGAATTTCGTGAGAAGACCAAAAAATGGTATAATTTAATGGTGGAATTAGAAGAGTAGATTAACTTGCAACTCTCGTTCTACATCTTTCTTGCAAGTTGGATGTAGAGCAAGGGTAAAAACATATGCCAATGGGATTTAGGGCGGACGGGTCAAGGTTGGGTTTTCAGAAAGGACATAAGAGATTTGATGGTGCTAACAGCTTTAAGACTGGAAAGGATAACCCCGCCTACGGCAACAACCAGACGGGAGAAAACAACTTTAACTGGAAAGGAGACAACACAAGTAAGAGGAACTTTCATAAGTGGGTGGAAAGTCGCAAGGGCAAGCCAATGAAGTGCGACGTGTGCGGTACGACTGATGCCTCAAGGTATGATTGGTCAAATAAAGACCATAAGTACACGAGAAACTTGGATGACTACACGAGGATGTGCCGAAAGTGCCACTATGCCTATGATAAACAAAGGTTCGGGTACGAAACATTAAGGACTTACAGAACAAAATGATAACCCACAACGGAGAAACCTATAAAGTCGTAATTGCGACGCCCGCAGGTCGGGAGAAGTACCTCTCCATCTTCAAGAAGTTCATTTACCGCAAGATGAACGAAGGAGTAGTAGACGGTTGGCAGTTATGGCTCAACAGCACTGACCTAAGAGATATTGCCTACTTGGAGTCGATGGAGAAAGAGAATCCTAAGGTAAAGATTTATAGAATAGGAGAACCAGTCAACTCAGTGGGGTACTACGAGACGTTCAACCCACTCAAGACCCACCTGTTCTTCGCTAACACTCACGAAGCAGACACAATCTACATCCGAATGGACGATGACATCATCTGGTGTGCCGACGACGCAATAGAGAAGATTGTACAGGCACGAATCGACCACCCAAAGGCTCTGTTTGTTACACCAAACATCGTCAACTCCACCATCTGTAACTCATATCACCAAGAGATTGGGGCTTTGAGCGAGGAGGCGGGCAAGGTCAAGAGGTACGATAGGCGCGACCCAAACTACGCCTACCTTGATGAGTTCAACTACTCCGATGGAAGATTCTGCGACCACATACACAACACCTTCAAGAAGCACTATACTGAGGGCACGCTTTCTGCCTACAACCTACCAAGCAGGTCATACGACGAGTACCAACGATTCTCTATCTGCTGTGTGTGTTGGTTTGGAAAGGATAAGGTAAGTCTTGGGTACATCGAGGAACCACAAATCTCATGGGAATTGCCAATGGCCTTGAAACGCCCCAACTACTTTGTTGGAGATGCCCTGCTTGTGCACATGAGCTACCACACGCAACGCCCTTACTTAGAGGCGACTGGGGATATTCACCTTAAATGGTATGAAACCATCACTAAATAGCCTTCATTACTCACCAGAGCTACAGGAATGTGCCTTCGGACACTACGAAGCCGTGGTGGAGAACGACGAGTACCGCGTTCAAGAGCTTTTTGATAGCGGAGAGAAGATAGAGTACATCGTAGACATTGGAGCCAACCTCGGCACAGCCTCAATGCAGTTCCAAAGGTTCTTCCCCGACGCAAAGATACTTGTATGCGAACCAGAGCCAGAGCTGATGAAGTACGCCAAGCTCAATACAGACAACAAACTAACCTATGTGGAGGAAGCAATCATCGGGGACGACAGGAAGGAAGTAACCTTTAACGTCTGCAAATGGGCTGGCAACGGCCACGTAGATGGTAACTTTAGGTGGGACTTGTTTGAGCCTATGGGTTCCAAGCTCGACCACAAGATTACAGTTCCAGCATCCACGCTCAAGGACTTGATGGATAGATACAACTTTCCACGCATAGACCTCCTCAAAGTAGACACAGAGGGCATGGAAGGACAGATACTACAGGCATTCAAGCCCTATATGTTTCTCGTGAAACACTTTAGAGGTGAGTGGCATGGCGACAAGGAGATTCCAATCATAAGAGACGCCCTAAAGGACACTCACGAGTATTACTTTGACAGGAAGCGCACGACACATGGAGATGTGTTCGCAACCCTCAAGGTTTCACAGTAAAAGATATGACAAAAGGCATCGTAATTTGCACCTCAGAATACACAAAAGCGTTCTTAAGGCCACTCTTGGAATCCATAAAGGACACAAAGTATGATATACTTGTGGTCAGTAACGGGAATTACACGCCCGACCTCTCCTATTTTGACAGGCAACACAAGCTAATAGTCAATGAATGGAACGGGTGGGAGATAGGAGGTATTCAACGAGGCAAGAGACATTCGACGAGTTTGTGTTCCTCATGGACACCTGTATCATCAAGGACATCACGCTATTCGACAGGCTCTTTGGGATTGAAGGCCATGTGGTACTAACCAAAGGCAACTTTCACTATATGGGCAAGTTCGTAACAAAGGAACTTCCCAACCTCCCACGAGTCCACGATAAGACAACAGCCATAATGTTAGAGGTAAAGTGGCTAGATGGATACAAATACACAGAGTTCCAGCCAGACCTACCAGTATTTTCCACTAACTTCGAGGAGGTTCACGGACAAAATAGAATGGTGCTTACCAATGAGTATATGACCAAGTGGAAGGGGACTTACTGGGTTACTCCTGAGCAAAAAGAGGAGCTAGACAGGGCAATTTTGAACAAAAGCCTATGAGCAAGAAAGAATATCTTAAAAAATGGAGGGGTATAAACAAGGCCAAAACTCTTGAGTACAATAAAAACTGGAAGAAGTCGCACAAAAAGCAAGTGAGTGAAAGTGCCAAAAGATACTACGCTAAAAATATCGAAAAGATAAAGGAATATAGGCTGAAGAATAAAGATAGAATAAGAGAGTCGTATCGTATGTCGGGGAAGAAGTGGAAGATTAAGCACAATTACGGCATTACACTTGACCAGTATCAAGTTTTACTTGAGAAACAGAACGGGGTCTGTGCTATCTGCCTTAAACCAGAAAGTCGAAAGAACAACAAGGGTATAGATTCTCTAGCCATTGACCACAATCACGAGACTGGAAAGGTTAGAGAGTTGTTGTGTCATAGGTGTAACGCTGCCCTTGGAATGTTTTTTGAAGACCCTCTACTTTTGGAAAAGGCGAGAGACTATTTAATCAAGTGGTCAAAATAGTATGGAAGAAAACACTGGGGAACAGGGAGAAATCAAGGATAAAAGGATAGCCAATCTATTGCCGTATCAGTACAAGAAGGGGCAATCAGGTAACCCATCAGGGCGGCCAAAGGGTATTTCACTTAAGGAATACGCCAAAAGCAAGCTATTACACATGACAGACGACGAGAGGGAGGAGTTCTTTCATGGTCTACCAAAGGACAAGATTTGGGAAATGGCGGAGGGCAAAGCGGAAGCCAAGACCGACGTAACATCAAACGGGGAATCCATAGTACCAATCCTCGTAAAGTTCATTGATGCAGAACAAGATACAAACAGTGGAGATACCGATAGAGTTTAAGAGACTCTTCGATAAAGACTGGCGTGAGGCCGCTATCTATGGTGGTCGCTATTCTCTTAAGTCCCACACAGTAGCCCGCTTCCTACTTATAAGGGCAAGACAAGCCAAGACCCGTATAGGTTGTTTCCGTGAGTTTCAAAGCTCCATCACAGACAGCTCCTTTCAGTTGTTGGCTGACCTCATCAAGATGTACGGGATGTCAGACTTTGAACTGACCAAGAACTCAATCATCAACACAGTAAATGGTTCAGAGTTCATCTTTAAGGGTCTTTGGAACAACGAACAAAGCATCAAATCAACAGAAGGTATAGATATTGCATGGGTTGAAGAAGCGCAGACAGTATCAGAGAAGTCTCTGGAAGTCCTAACACCAACGATTCGTAAGGACGGCTCACAGATTATCTACACCTACAACAGACTCCTTGAAGAAGACCCAGTACACGTTCGTTTGGTGCTGAATGGGCGTCCAAACACGCTTATCATCAACGTGAACTATGATATTGCACTAAAGTATGGGTGGGTTCCTGATGTTATTCTGCAAGAGATTAACGACGACAAGGAGAAACGCCCAGCACTCTTTAAGCACAAATGGCTTGGAGAACCACACTCATTGGAGCGCAAGATTTATAAGGATTGGGCCATCATTGACGAGATACCGCATGAGGCACGCCTTGAACGCTATGGACTGGACTTTGGATATTCAAATGACCCGACAGCAATCATAGCCATCTACTACTACAATGGAGGCTACATACTTGATGAGATAACCTTCCAAAAGGGTCTTTCAAACAAACAGATTGCAGACATTCTCAAGAACCAGCCAACGGCATTGGTAATAGCCGACAGCGCAGAGCCAAAGAGCATTGACGAGATAGCAAGCTATGGAGTCAGCATCGCTGGCGCAATCAAAGGTAAGGACAGCGTGGCACACGGTATCTCATTGGTTCAGGCACAGCGCATTTCTGTTACAAAGAGGAGTTCTAACCTTGTAAAAGCCTACAGAAACTATCTGTGGCAGGTAGATAAGAGTGATAAGATTATCAACGAACCAGACCACTTGTGGAGCGATGCGCTTGATGCAACAAGGTACGGCTTGGTTTCACTGGTAAAAGACGGCACGGGCGATATGGAAGCAGAACGAGCAGACCGACTATTGAGCAGACTTCGTAACACACCATTACAAACCCGATGAGTGAGAAGAAGAAAGAGGAGAATAGACGCCCAAAGCTCTCTGACCCAGCAGAGTTTGCCATCGTTAAATCCATGTATTTCAAGGACAACAGGCCAGTTTGGGAGGATTTAGACCCCGTTGAAAGGAATGACCGCATTGAATCACGCCAACGATTTAATAAAAAAAGCTCACGATGAAAGAACTAACCGAGGACGAGAAGGCAATCATAGCTATTATGAGGGAGTTAAAGCCCTTCGAGACTATAGAGATTCGTAAAGACCACAATGGAATGGCCGACAGCTACATTGTAAAACGTGAGCAGAAGATTCACTTTACTAAGCTGTACCAGAAGAGGTTATCCACACAACCTTAATTTGGTTGACAGCTAGAATCGTGTTATACTGCTCGTGAATCGTTGCCAGCAGCAGAACTGGGGCACGCTTACTATTAAGCGTCCCTCATGCGTATTAAAGAAGAGCTGGAACTCATCAAAACAAACTACGACAAGACCATTGACTTGGTTGACGGTTTGCCATTTTCGCAGAAGAAGCAGATACGAACGATTGAGTTCTACAACAACTCAAAGTATCTCAACGGACAACTAGACGAATTGGGGCGTGAAAAGCCCTTTATGCAGATTCTCAACGCCATTTGTGACGTCGAGAACACCGCAAAAGATTTAGATACTAAAGACATTAGCGTCACCAGCGACGACTCCAACCACTATTTGGAGAGCTGGTTGCTTTCAAAGGACATACAGGTTTGGATGAAGGAGGCCAACTTCGCCAAGACTCTCAACGACATGCGTGACGTTCACACACGTTACGGCTCTTTGCTCGTTAAAAAAGTAATTAAGGACGGCAAACTGACCCTCGAACTCCCTGAGTGGAAGAACCTCATCACCGACCAAGTAAACATCATTCAGGGCGCAATCGTTGAAACCCACTACATGACGGCTATGGAGATAGCTAAGATGGAGGAATGGGACAAGGCTAAAATTAAAGAACTTCTCCTCAAGATGAAGGGTAAGGGTTCAAACAAGCGTATTCCTGTCTATGAGGTACGCGGTGAGTTCCCACAATCGTGTTACAAGGACGCCGAAGGCAAGAAATACACCGAGGACGACGAGATTACTTTCTCATACCAGCTTTATTACGTTGCAGGACTTCCAAAGGAAAGCGGTAAGGAGACTACATTCGACGCTCTTATCCCACTCTATTGGGAAGATGACACTGAACGAGTCTACAAGTACCTCGCACGCAAGCCTAAGGCTGGCCGTGGATTCGGTGTTGGTGTCATGGAGGAAGGAGAAGAAGCACAGGTTTGGACGAACGACGCTGTTCTCAAACAGGCTCGTGCGATGGAGTACACAACCAAGGTTATTGGTCAGTCAGCATCTAAGAAGCTCAAAGGACGAAACCTCCTTACTGAGACTGATGACGGTATCATCTTGGAAACAGAGGAAAACAAGCCAATCACAGCCCTTACACTCCTACCTTCTGGTGGACTTGAGCAGTACAACAACCTTATCGTTCAGTGGTACAACCAACTTGAGAAGACAACCTCAGCATATGCAGCACAGCGAGGAGACACGCCACCATCAGGTACGCCATTCCGCTTGCAGGCAACCATTCTGCAGCAGTCATCGAGCGTCTTCAAGACTCTCCAACAGGAGCTAGGTATCTTCATCACTGAAATCATTGAGGATTGGGTGTTGCCTTACATCGTCTCGAAGTTGAGCACAGAACACATCCTCTCATACGAGTTCTCACCTGAAGAGCTTAAAGAGATTGACAACAAATTCACAGCAAAACAGGCCAACCAGCGTGCTATTGACGAGATTCTAGCAGGTAAGATGGTTACACAGGAGCAGTACGACGGTTGGATTGAGAACTACGACGAGTTCATCAAGCAAACCAAGTCGCAGAGGTTCATTCAGATTCCAAAGGACTTCTACAAGAACCTCAAGGCCAAGGTTACCGTCAACATCACAGGTGAACAGCGCAACAAGGCAGCAACACTTGAGAGCTTGAACAACATCCTCATCACCTACGCTTCTAACCCTAACCTCTCACAAGACCCTGTTGCATCACAGCTTCTCACTCGAATCATTGAGCTTTCAGGCGCAGGAATCAGCCCAGTAACCATCACAAGTGCGATTAACGAGAAGGCAAAGAAGGACGCCGAGACACTACAACAGAACGCCATGATGCAAGCGGGAGGAACAGCACAGCCAACGCCAATGAGTCTCACAGCTAAACCAACGCAAAATGCTTAAAGATTTCTTTCTAAACGAAGCACTCCGCAACGAGGTCAAGAACTACTTGATTGACTTTGTGAAGGAAGAAACGATTAAGAAGGCGTTTGCAGGAGAGTCGGTAGAGCACATCGTTGACGCTAAGAACTGTATTGAGGGGGCATTTGAACACCTAGAAGTCTTGTACGCCTCACAGCCTGAGGCAAAAGAGGTTAAAAACGAAGCAAGGTAGACGACAACTCAGGGCATAGGACACGGCCACCTGTATAAAAAGCCAGTCCATGGGAGACAACCCTTCAAATCAAACTAATCCAGCTTATGGATGAACAAGAAAACGTGAATCTCGACACTACAAACGAGACAGTTGAGGAGACTGTAGAAACTCCAACGGATACCGAGGGTGACACAGTAGAAACGCCTGAAGTTGATGTAGACCAGTTGCAAGCCACGAACAAGAAATTGTACGAGCGTGCAAAGAAGGCAGAAGCAGATTTGAAGGCTCTAAAAGGCACTTCACATGTTAATAACGACCCGTTCTTTGAGGAACGTCTTGAACTGTTAGCCTCAGGTCTATCTAGGGAAGAAGTCGATAAGGCCAAAGTTATTGCAATCGGCAATAAGACCACCCTCGCTGAAGCCCTTAAAGACGATATGTTCATCGCATATCAGTCCAAAATTAAGGAGGACAAGCGAAAGGAGGCTGCCAAACTCGGTGCTTCTAAAGGTTCAGGTGAGTCGCAAGACAACACCCTAATCAAGCCCGATATGACCCGCGACGAACACGTTGAAGCGTTCAACAAAGTGATGGGACGATAATTTAGTTAGTAATTTATGGCAACAGGCACATTCCCTACAGCAACGATGTCCTCAACGACGCTTGCGTCGAACATCCCATTGCTCTGGGGAGACAAGATTAACGAGTTCTTCAAGCTCAAACTCTTCATCGCGGACTTCTTCGTTGACCGTTCTTCGGAACTCTCAGGCGGAGGTTCGGCACTCTATACTCCAAACTTGACCGAGTTTGCAGCGGCAGTAAAGTCAAACGCTACGGCGGTTACTTTGAACAACGCTACTGACACGAAGGTTACGCTCACAGTAGACCAGTGGTACGAAGTTTCGTTTGCGATTGAAGACAAGGAGGCAGCACAGGTTAAACACTCGTACTACCTTCAGGAGCGATACGCACAGGGTGCAGGTTACACCATCGCCCGCAAGCTCGAAGTCGCTCTCGCAGAGCTCTTTGATAACTTCAGCACTTCTGTTGGAGCATCAACGACAGCTCTCGCCGACAGTGAGATTCGTGCAGCTATCGCAGCACTTGAAGCAGTTGGTATCGACACGACTCAGGATGTTGCTTTCTTCGTTCACCCGAACGTCTTTTGGAAGCAGATTCAGAACCTCGACAAGTTTAGCCTCGCAGTTAACTCACCAGTTAACGACCCAACAGCTAAGACTCCTAAGGCAACGCTCTACGGTATTCCAGTCTATGTTTCATCGAACATTCAGTACATTTCGGGAACAGTTGGACGCTCTAGCGCACTTGCTCACAAGGATGCTCTTCACTGGGCAACCTCACCACTCGGTAGCGGCGGTTCATTGAGCGGTGGCTCGATGACTGGCAAATACGGAGTGCGTGTTCAGTCAAACTACATCCCTGAATACCTCGCAACTCTTACAACCGCAGACCTTCTCTACGGTGTTGTTGAGAACCGAGACAACGCAGGTGTGTGGATTAAGTCACAAGACTAGTCAATTATTAAAAGATAATTGTTTTGCTCTTCTACCCGCAGCAGATTGAGGGATAGAAGGGCAAAATCTGCAAACAATTATGGGAGGCGTAGTAGTATCATCAAACATCAAGAGAGAAAGTGTACGAATTGACCCCGCAGGGAATGTGATAAACCCTCGGACAAAGGCAATCGTTACACCAGTTGAGGCAGAGCAGGTTTCACCAGTAAAAGTAGAGGCAGTAGTAGAGACACCAGTTGTGGCTCCAAGTTCAAAGATTGACGACATGATAAGCAAGCTCGTCGAGAAGAAGGTCGAGGAAATGGTTGCAAAGAAGGTAGAAGAAGCCCTATCAAACCTATAATGAAAGTCTACTTCGTAAACTCAGACAAGAATGGTTGCTACAACGTCCGTTGTCTCTTTCCTTTGCAAGAGTGCGGGTTTGACGGCGACCGCACCACGATGTCTTTGACCCGTGCAACGCCTGAGAACAAGGCCAAAGCATTGGTAGAGACTGACGTTGCCGTTTTCCATCGACCAGAAACGGATGAGATGCTGACAGTCATGCGCTCACTCAAGAAGGCTGGTAAGAAGATTGTCTTTGACAACGACGACACCTACAAGGACTACGGAGGCTTCAAGTTCAACGAGTACATGAACGAGGAGAAGGTGAAGCTCGGACTTGGAACGCTCGACAAGAACATCGACATCGCCATTAAGGAGGCCGACCTCGTTACTTGCTCAACCGAGTTCCTCGCAGAAGAATACCGCAAGCTCAACCCTAACGTCCGCGTCCTCAAGAACTGTGTAGACCCATTCTACTGGCCTGAACCACTACGAAACGAAGACGAGGTAATCCGCATTGGTATTACGGGCTCTGTAGGCATCACATCAGACATCGAGGTTCTTAAACCTATCATCGAGCACTACGAGCACGACCCACGAGTTCGCCTCGTCCTCCTTTCGCTTCCACCTGAAGGCAACAACGAAATCTATAAGAAGCTCTATGTGGATGAATACGCCTTCTGGAACAAGGTAAATGTCGAATGGCACTCATTCGTACCGTATGACCAGTATTACGACTACCTCAATGGCCTCAAGCTGGACATGGTAATCATTCCGCGCTTCGACTCCTACTTCAACCGATGTAAGTCAAACCTCAAGTTCCTCGAAAGTAGCATGCTTGAAACCCCTGTTATCGGCCAGTCATTCCCTTCAAAGGACAGCCCTTACGAAGTAAACCCAAAGGATGCCGAACACATGCTCCTCGCAACAGACACAGATAGCTGGATTGCACAGATTGAGAAGCTGATTGCAGACAAGGAGCTTCGCCGAGAGATGGGTAAAAAGGCACACGACTACGTTGTTGAGAATTACTCGATTGAGAACAACGCCCACCTGTGGAAAGAGGCGTACGACTCACTCTTCACCAAATAAATATGTATCCCAAGACAGTTAACATCGAAAATAGCAAGCTCAAAGACCTTCTCAAGAAGAAGGGGGCTCTCGTAGACACAGGACGCGCCACTTCTATTGAAATTGAGGCTCTTGAGAAGCAGATGGAGGAAATTGACAAGCAAGTTCAGGCAGAAGAGGCGAAAGTGGACATTTCTGACCTCAATGATGTGCAAAAGGCCATCGGAGAGCGTGTTGACAAGGCGATTAAGGAGATGCAAGTGGTCAAACAGGAGATTTTTAACCGCATGAACGCACAAGTGCCTCACGAACTTCACGAGAAGTACGAGGAGTTGAAGAAAAGGAAGGAAGAATTGGAGACAGAGCGTAACAAAGTCGCTCTCAAGGCTCAGAAGTTCAATGACAAGATTATCCCATTGGCACGAGAGAGCATGAAACCTCATCTCAACGACCAATACGATGATTATGACACGTTGTACCTAGAGAACGACGAGATTTTCGCTACTATCTTCAATCACCTCGTAGACTGGAAGGCAAACTTTAAGAAAAAATAGCTATGGTATTCAGCGACACAACCAATCTAACAGGGATTCTCGAAAGAACCAGAGCAATGGCTAGGGTTGATGCAACCCAGTGGCCTACCTCTCGTGTGGTCAATTCATGTAACGACTGGCTCAATAAAATCTTCACCAAGGGTAAGAACCTTGATGTGCGATTTCAGCTTGACGATACGAACCACACCGCACTCCCTGAAGGGACGGAGAACCTTGTCGCTAACCAATCAGACTACTCATTCTTGACAGACCAACAGGGCAACCGCATCACCAACCTTACGAGAATAGACATCTTGGACAGTGACGGATTGTATCGCCAGCTAAAACCTATTGACCAAGCAGAACTACGAGGAGTTGCCCTTGATGAGTGGAATAAGACGAACAACAAGCCAATCTACTACGATAAGATTGCTGATAACATCATTCGCCTCTACCCAACACCTGCAACTTCGGTTACGAACGGGCTTAAATACTACTTCCAACGTGCTCCTTCGTACTTTGCGGCAACGGACACGACTAAACAGCCTGGCGTGGCCGATGACCTTCACAGAGGGTTTGTGGTGGCTTCAGCTTATGACGCCGCACTCACTCTTGGGCTTGCCAACTTGCAAGCACTGAGCGTGGAGTTGGAGAAGGAGGAACAGAAGATTGACGACTACTTCGCCTCACGACTGACCGACGAGCCAACCGTTATTGTGCCTAAGTGGAGAAACCCAAGATGATTAACACTGCCAAGCCATCTTCAAGCATGACCAATGCAACCCGTGTAAACACGGGGGAGGTTTGGGACACGAACTCAAACCAGTGGCAGAACGAGAGTAGGACTTGGGATGACATGGCCTCACTTATAAGCAACACGTCAAAGGTGTCGTCCAGCATGACAAACGTAGCAAAACCCGCATGAGTACAATAACTGCAATAAATGG